ATCTGAATAGGATCAATACCCCACCAGGGAGTGATTTTATACTGTCTGTACCTTTCAGCTTGTTCCGGTGTTAATACTATCCATCTCATATTACACCTGTTCCGTGATAGTTTTTAATAATATCATCAAAAATATCGTATTTAAAACATTCTCTATATCCATCAAATTTTTTTAATGGAACATATTTATAATACGAATATTTTTTATGGAGTGTTTTTTCTTTATCATATATAAATTCTGGCGATCCAGAAGAAACAAATATTATATCATAATCATAGGGAATAAGTCTACATCTTTCACTCATTTTTTGTGCAGTTATTCCGATTTTAATAAAATTTTCAATCCTATCTGAACAAGACAAAATATATATTTTAGATATTTTATTTTCAGTACGGCAATAATCAATCCATGCTGTCCTGCTAAATCCGTTTTTTGCCCATTTGCGTTTCCCGGAATCCATCCCACAAACGGGACATCCGTTGCCCGCTAAATGATTGCACATTAGTTGTTCAAACATCCCGTGAGCTGGGCAAAGTATCTTTACCTTGAAACGATCTCCTATATACTCAACAAAATCATAAGAATATCTATCACCATGAATTCGTTTCGATTTAATTGCAAAAGCTAAATTTTTATCAACTGCACTCAATATACTTGGTCGACTCCATGTAAATAATTTATTAGGTGTTGCAAAATATTCAATGCCCGATTGATCCATAACTCTAATCTTTGTAAATCTCCCTTTATATTTCTCTAGCGGCACAAGATTTAATCCTGATTCACTAAGTCTGTGCTCATATTCTTTATGTGTTAATTTTCTCATAATCAGGGAATTACACCTGTGCCATGAAAATCCATTCTTGTTTCAAATCTGTCTGTAATATTGTCTATGTCTGTTTGGGTTAAGCCTGAACCTGTGAAAATTACTGAAAGTTGGTGTGATCCAAATCCACCAGCTACACCTCCATTATTATAAGCAAAAACATAAATATTGCCATTTGGTAAACCTGTTGAATTTCTTGATATTTCTCCTAAATTTGATTTATTAAAATATGGATCATAACTTGTTGATTGATCTCTATTTATAATCCACATTCCTCTCTCGTCTCCTGAAAAATTAGGAGTATCATCTGAGTCACTATTCATTCGCATAAATGCACGATCTGGCGAAGAATAACGATGCACAGATAAAAGTATATCCCCTACTGCAGTTAAAACCCCAGAATCAAAAGCATTCGCTGCAGATAAATTATTTCGTACATAGACCCCTACACTCGCACTATTAAGCGTATAATTCACCCCATTAACCGCAGGGTTCCAGTTCAGATCGATATAAGCATTACTCCCATTACCCTGATAACCAGCCCATTGAGTCCATGCCGGAGCGTTATATGCTGTGGCTGTGCTTGAAGGTGATTTCCAGTTTCTTAAACTATCTGCCCCTGCAACATGGTTAGCCAGTACCCAGATGCCGTCTTTTTTCACCCAAACACCGTCGTTTACCCAGCCAAGTACCATAGCATTATCAACTTCAGCATCCGGATCGCTTGGTTTTGTTATATAAGCATTATACACCGCTTCATATTCAGGGCAGAGGGTCCATCCTGAACTCTTCTTCAACAAGCCTATTATATGATGTGGGAATGTCATGCCTCGTTACATATTGTATAAAATACATTCGTGCCGTCATAGTACCAGCTGATCAAATTGTACTTATCAGCAGTATCATCGTAAGTATCCGATCCGTTCAGCTCCTTTGTAAAGGCTGCTCCCATTGTCAGGGTATGCCCTCCGGCTCCATCATTCAGAAGGACTATCACCCCGGACATCCCTGCAGAGAGATTTGTGAGGTTAATTGTGGTACTTCCGGTAAGTGTAGCTGTGTGATTGTTCGATTTCGTACAGTCACAGTTCAGCGGATCAGCAAACGTCACAGCTTCGGGATCAACATAAGCCTTGCCAGTTATCCTTTCAACGGCATCCTGAGAATCTGTCCCTACCCTGTGAGTATGGGTGGATTTATCCCAGGTGTTGGCATCATCAGCTCCCCTGGCGCCACCGTCATTGTACTGGATCTCTTTGTCGCTTCCTGCCGGCGAAGGGTTTGCTCCGACAGAAATATTCGCCGTGATCCCCGAAGAGATCGTAAGATTTACGGAGATATCGCTCATGAGGATTCGGCTTTAATGACAGATTTTCTGAGATCAATAACATCATCGGTGCCAACGGAATTCTTCTCGTTGTCATCGAAATCAGTATCTGTTTCGACGACATTAACTTCAATACGGTAACTTCCAGAACTTGCAGCAGAAGTATCTACACTTTTCCAGTCGGCCCGGTAGTTATAAGAATCAATCTTTTTAAATGCGATATAATCACCACCCCCGGCCTTTGAATATTTCTTCAAAGGAATAGGATTGTCCTTCAAAAGAATGTAAAGAAAGAGTTCGGCTAAATTATCAATGTTTATAGCCTCACTTGTTATTTTATTGGTAAGGCTGATTGTAATGGATATATCCGTACCCTGATATATTGCCCCTGCACTCATTACCTTCTGTCAAATGTTACGTGAACGGGATATTTAAGATCGGTCCCTGACGAGCCCCGGGTAAACTGTATTTTTAATACCGGGAATGCCAGCCCTATCTTTTCAAAACCTACCTGGTAGTCATCTGAAGCTTTTACCGTTGCAGGAAGTGATGTGGATGAGAACTGTATAAAAGTCGTATCCCCGGCCTCCCATCCTGTCCCTACGTTAAACCGGGCCCCTGTGGTGTCATCCATTGTCCGGCAGTCTATCAGTATCCCGGCAATATTCCCCGTATATGCACTTCGATCAAAGGTCCAAAGGGTATCGAGTTCAACCGTAGGTGCATAAATAGTGTCTATCATGTCAACAGACTGACCGTATAAGGCCAGTCCGAACATCAGACAAATAAAAAGCAAAATGTTTTTTTTCATAATTTATGTATTAAAGATTATTTGGCCCAGTAAGCACCTTCAGCCGTATTTTCATCGTCAACGACCACTTCGGTTATAAGTATTGGGTTCCATCCGTAAAAGAAAGGCATCAGGCGCTCTGTGTCGGGTTCCCCAAGGGTTTTGACCTTGATCAATCCTTCGGTTCCGTCAGGTGCAATGGAAATAAAAAAGCCTTTAGCCTTAACCGTATTGGTATCATCCGTCATTCCTGCGGACAAATCAATGGCCCCGCCGTCAATATAATTGAACGTGGCCAGAGAATTATTCCTGTTGTTTATTCCTGCCATGATTTTAAGTATTGGTTAATCAAATATACAAATATTTCATCACTTCTTTTCCGACTTTTCAACAGGCCGCCCGAATCTCTTTACAGCCTTGAACATGAACTGCGTGATATGCCCTCGTTCATGGAGGACCCTGATCCTTTCCTTAATAAAATCAGTCTCCTTTTTTGTCAGTGGTACCTCAACTGTTTTGTCCGTTTTCCATGCAGGGAAACCCTGCGGGTCGATATAAAAAGCTATCTCTATCTGCTCTTCACGGAAGATATTCACTTTATCATTTACACTTTCAGCAAGCTCCATTTCGTCATAATCACCGTTTGAAGGAAGCATCTGGATGATCCCGAGTCTTTCTTTAATGTTTAGTTCCATAGTTTAAGTTATTTCCATGCCGATGCAGTAATCCGGGTATTACCCCTGGCAAGTACACCGCCACCTGATTCATAAAAAAGATAAATATAAAGCAAAGCCGTAGTATCCTGGCATTCAAGGTAAAACACTGATCTTCCGATAAAGGCTCCTTCATGGGACCAGTAACGGCCTGTCAATTCTGTATGCTCTCCTGTGCTGGGATCAAAATAGCTGACTTCATAAATACCTTTCTCTCCGATCATCCTGTACTCGAATGTCCCTGATTGCTTTTTCTCACAAGCAAACAACAGGAAAACCAATATTACAAACAGAATTTTTTTCATGGTTTTATTAATAGTCCTTCATTCATAAAATACGTTGATTTATGGACAATTTGATTCCCCCTCATTTCCAGTGGAAATCCGTGGTCATCGTCGGTAAGCAGTAAGGCTTTTGTGTTGTTCTCTGTAAGGTAAACGTAAAAACTATACATATACCCGCAATTACTTCCTAAGTTGGCCCTCATTATCATTTGTTGGTCATCTGAATCTATCAATGGATTATTACAAAATGTTTGCTGCTTTTCACATGATAGAACGAGGCTTAAAATCAGAAATACTAATAATTTTTTCATAATTAAGTTGAATAATGTAACATAAACCATTTTCCTGAGCCACCTGAATATACTAATGTAAGCCTTTCGTATGTTCCGAATGCAAAACTTGCCACATCAGATCCTGTCATATCCTGGATATTGTATCCGTTTCCATCAACAGTCAATGCTCCCGAAGATCCCCTAATTATATTAAATATCATTCCGTTTTCAGGACTGGCTGGAAGATAAATCGTTTGTGATGATGTGCCAGAAGATATTTGCATCGGTGCACTGGCTACCGTTAGGGTTTCGCCTCCTATAAATACATTTACATTATGACGTTGCACCCTATCGATCCACATCTGTGCATCAAATTGGATTTGAGATAAAGACCCATCGAAAAACTGCATCATTGTACCCTTGCCGTCGTAAATATACAGATCTCTGTATCTTGTTTGGCCGTCATTATACCCTATCCTGTTGATAGAGATATCTGCTGTATCTGAATCCAATGCAGGATTCCATATTTCACCATTAGCGATTTTCACTTTCCTATTTCCGCTAACTGCTGTTTCAAGGGTAATGTTTTTGGCAGCTATCGACCCGTCAACGTTGATATAAAAATTCTGAGCGTGAATGGACCCTTGAGAATGTATCGTTATCTCCCCTGCCCCTCCTGAGTATCCTGAGCTGACCTTCGATCCAGTGTAGATAGCATCACTGGCCAGCGTCCACCCCCCTATGGCTCCTGAGATAGCTGTTACCGCTCCGTTCTGATTTACCCTGAAGGGAGCTGTCGCCCTGTTGGCATAAGTATCACCTGCCCAGATCCTGATCTCGCTTCCTGCACTTCCGTATCCATTTATTCCGGCATTGGTCACAACCGTTCCGAGCTCAATCCTTCCAGAAGTGATGATCCCTCCGTCGATTATAGTCTGTGTCCGGTCCGCTGCTGATTCTGCTACGACATCTATTTCCTGGGCATATCCCCAAACGTTGGCACTCTCAATATGATCTGCGGTATCACTTACCAATGTTCCAATAACAACATCTGTGTCTGCGGGCGTAAATAAAATCCATGCAGTATTATCATCATAATACCACAAACCGTTTTCCTTTTTACAAAACGCACACTTGAAATCACCCTGGCCTGAAATAGCAAAAACTTCCGATCCGGTTCTGTAAACAATATACCCGGATCCTGTCATGTTTGTTGAAATAGTCCAGTTCTGACCTGCCTGGGTCCTGTCTATTGTTTTTTTCGTTGCACTGTAATAGAAAAATCCATCAATGTCCGCTGCTGCTCCGGTTGTGTCAAATCCATGAATTATAGCTTCTCCGGAATTCGGGGTCCCCCAGGGTCCATAATTGATCTTTATTCCAATTGTAGGCGAACTTTGTACATTTACTTCTGCTCCGGCCTCAATCCCTGTGAGTTTCGTTCCTTCCCCGGAATTGATGTCAGCAAGTTGGGCTGGTTTATCTCCAATATTAGTATATCCCCCTGTTCCGGGTATAAATGTCACCTTTCCGGCAATAACATTATTGTCAAGATCGAAATAATTTTGGCCATCTTCACTCTCGATCCTGCCTGTTGTTATGAATTTCCCATTGATCCGGGTGAAACCGTATGTGAGGGATATGATTCGTATTCCTGCTTCTTCATCTTCGGCATGCAATACTCCGACAAGGAAATAATAATATGTCGATCCGTCGTCAACTTTCCTCTGCGTGGAATCAAGCACAACCTGACCGTCTGTTGTGCTCCTGCTGCACCTGGCATAGATATAATAAACCGCTGTATATGTTAACGAACTGTAACTGTTACTTGTCAGGGTCCAGGTTTTATTTGTTTCTTCAATGGAAAAATGTATAAGAAATCCTGCGGATATTTCACATTTATTTGCGTCTCCTGTATAGTTTGGCTGAATAACAACATCCTTAAGGATAAACTGCTGTGATTTCATCCCTACAGCCAACATTCCCGTCTCAATGCTAAGTGGCCTGATATGATCCATATCGAAATAATCATCCGGATCGAATATGTGATTAAGAAGCTCCTGGGTTCCTTTCCATTTTCTTCGGGCCCCAAGGATATCGCCTACGTCTGACACCTTTATTTTTCTCTGCATCTCCACATCATCTGCATACAGCCTGCGTATTACCGAAGCCTCAAGGTGGTCCGTAAGCTCAAGGGAATACCTGTAGGAGTGAATAATATCCCTTCGCACCCGGGACATCTGCACAAGGCTGTCTATTCCAAGGTCTGTATCAAGCACCGTTATCTTATCCCCGGGAACAAGATCAAGGGAATTGTCCTCTGCAAATTTCTCATCCAACTCAAGCCTGTACGTTACCCGGGGAACACTGTTCTCACCTATGTAAGCTGTTGCTGCGGCCAGAAGGTCTGCTTCTGCTGTTGTAATATAGCTTTCAGGCATGGAAATATCCAGCAAAACGTAAGTGTCGCTGACTGCCGGTTTAAGCGAATCATTAGGTAATTCATACCCGTAAGCGTCGGTATTGGCAATGATCGTAAACTCTTTATCACCGTCATCGTAACTCTCTATCTCAAATTCCAGCCCTGCAAGGTTCCCTGTCTGGAAATGCACCTTTGCAGTAACCCCCGGGATCAGGTAGCTGTTAACATCAAAGTCTATCGCCGAATCCCTGAACACCAGCTTATCCGATCCGTCAACATAACTTATCGTACCGGTTCTTTTGGGATAAAATTCTTCGAAGATTTTCGTAGCCTCGATAAGCCCGTAAGTACTTACATTATTTTCAACGTAATTATCCCCGGGATAGTCGAACATAAGCCTTTTAGCATAACTGCGGTAATCAGAATCAAGGTTCCTGTCGCTTCCGAGGGCGTACAGCCTGGTAACGATATTCTTATTGCTTACAGTATCCCGGGTGAGTTCGTACAATCCTTTTCCTTTACCGTAGCTCACCGTAAGTCCCGTATCCGATCCAACTGAAGTGAGGTTTATTTCATTTCCGTCTATCTGGTATTGAAGTTCAAACTCCCGGGCAAGCATTTCAAGGACCTCCATGCAATTGTTTCCGGAAAAATTCATCAGCCTTGCATCTGTGGCATCTACGGTCCCTTTTGACCATCCGCCTATGGCCCTGTTCATGTTGGTAACGATCAGATCAATGAAATCTTCGGAGTCACCTATAAGATCAAACTCACTGTTTCCGCTGTCAAGCAGCTGTACCTTTGTAAGGTCGTACATAAAAGCATAGCACTGGCAGGTATACTGATACATATTTCCGGATACCTTCTTTATCTCCGGAAGCCTGTTAAAATAGTAATTCTTACCGAAAACGGTGACGTAATCCCTTATGGCTATGTCAACCACCTGGTCGCTGTTAAATTTAAGCGTACACAAATCATCGCCCATAAGTTTGCTGTCAACCTCGCTTCCATTTTCAAGGTTTACAACTGCATTTGGCACTCCGATCCGGTATATGGTAAGTTTCATTAGTTAATTGTCCAACTTTTACCTGTTAAACTTGTGTATGCTGCATCCGAGGTGCTGGTTCTTGGAGAGTTCCACGCAATATAATTAAGTTCTCCGTTCGACAAACCCATTTCATCAAGATCGATTATAATGTTATCAACCTCTTCGGATGAAAGACCCAGGTTTTGTATGTCAAGATCAAAACTCCCATTAGAGAACGCTGGAAGCTTTGTCTTTGTATAGTGATTAATCCCGCAATCATTCAGGTTTATGTCGGTTGCCGTTATCTTAAGATACCTGATAAACGAAAGATCCCCGTATATCGATGCTGAACTGCCTATTTTCAGCCCGGTCACAACCCCTGGGATACTTTTCAGAAAAGATAAATGCCCTGTGGCTGCACTGCCAAGCAAGTCAATATCATACAGTACCGGACAAAACCTGAAATCATTGATATTAACAGCAACAAAACTATTCTGGCACTTAAATTCCTTTAAGCTTTGCAGGTCGCCATACATTATTATCTTATATTCTCCGGTGTCATAATAATCATGGGTGTAAGCATTCAGAACGTCATCTCCTGTAACGTCGGTTTCCTGCCCGTCACCCCAGTCTATTGTAATTACATCTCCGGTGACTATTCTCATTGATATTGATACCTGGCTGAGTGAACTCTGGTCGGTTACAGCCTGAATATTGCCGGGATGCGGTTCACGGGCATACAATAAAAATCTTCCTGCTACTTTTTCCCCTCCATAGTGAGTGAGCCTGCTGAACACCACTTCCCTCATGTAATACACAAGATGGATCTTACCGTCCAATGGCAATTCAATCCTGCGAAGCCCCGGAGAGCAAAAGAAATTTCTGAATCCTTCGAGCTTGTCGAAAAATTCCTGTCTTGAATTACATACAATAAAGCAATTAAGCTTTATTTCCCTGGGTTCCAGGTATACGTCATCGAGAATAACATCCTCCCCGTGATCATCAGCCCAGTCATGCTGGTATACCTCTTTCCTTCCGGGGAAATCTATGTCTCCGCTGACTTTTTCGAGTCCTACACCGAATTCGGCAAGGGTATTTATATTATCAATTATCATCCTATAAGGGTATTATACGATTTTTCCATTTTCTGCATAGAGTCAGCTATGGCCCTTAAATACTGGTTATACTCAGTATTTCTCGATATTCTTTCAAGGTGCGAAAGGGACTCCTGGGCTATGTCAAGATGCTCGGCAACATTTATCCGAATGGCTCCAAGCTGTCCTGCCAAAACTCCTGCGGTATCTTCCGTTATCCCTTCGATTGCTCCCTGGATCCCTGTTTTTTCTTCCTCACCGGGGAAAATATCCCCTTCACCGATAATTGCAGACAATTGTGACCATGACTGTGATGCCTGTTCGAGAATCTTCATATATGAATCCCTTAGATCAGCAACCTCTTCGCCTGTAAGCACCATATCCGACTGTACAGCAGCTACAAACTGGTTATACCAATCCTGCAATCCTTTTTCATACAGGGATGTTTTCAGGGCATTTACAAGACTTTTTTTCATCATATCCTCAAAAG